GTGGCGACATTTTCACTGGCGACATTCATGAGGAACTTGCTTTGACTAATGAGGACACAATGATCGGGTCGTTACTGTTTTGGTCTGAACAAGTTGCTGCTGCTCTGCAACTTTTGACTGATGAGTTCGGTAAATGTTTTGTGACAAGTGTTGTCGGTAATCACGGCAGGACTACTCGCAAGCCTCGTATGAAGCAGCGTGTGAAAACAAACTTTGATTACCTGTTATCTAAAATGGTTGAACGACATTTCAGGTTAGATAAGCGAATCAGTTTTGATATTCCTGAATCTGCTGATGCGTTGATCAAGATTTATGGTCACGGACATTTGATAACTCACGGCGATCAAGTTTCAGGTGGCGGTGGGATTGGTGGTATCTATCCTCCGATTATGCGTATGCGTGCAAGAAAACAATCACGATATATGGCTACAGGTAAATCGTTTCAAACTTTGTGGCTTGGTCACTGGCATCAATATATTTCTACACCGTCAATGATTGTGAACGGAAGTCTGAAAGGTTTTGACGAGTATGCGATGTTGATGGGGTTCGGTCACGAAGCACCGCAACAGGCTTTAGCAATTATTACACCTGAAAGAAATGTGACGATTCAAGCGCCTGTGTTTTGTGTTGATCGTAAAAAAGAAGGCTGGTAGTTTGTGGCAACGATTGTGCTAATTGTTTGGCACGATGCTCACTCTGTTGCTTCTACTTGGATTGATGTTGCTGATATTGATGTTGAGCCTGCTGTCGTTGAGTCGGTAGGTTTTTTGTTGCCTGATGCGAAGCCGAAGCATATTGTTTTGGCGCAGTCTTTAACTGGTGATGAGTGTGATCATATTTTGGCTGTGCCTGTTGAGATGGTGCGCAGTATGAAAGTTTTGTTGTAGTGTTCGGTTTGGCGTGAGATGTACTCCTTCTCCGTTTTGCGCTACGAGTTGAGTTGCCTTGACAGGAATGTTGGGGCAACTCCTCGTAATCTCTATATGTTATAAGGGTTAAATGAATGAGTGGTTTGCTTGTGCAGTTGATATACTTAACTCATCAAGCAAACAGTTTGTTTGATAAGTCAAGAGGAGGCTTAGAAATGGAAAGTCAATTCAAAATCAAAATGCACGCACAGGTGCAAAACTTTGATGGTAAAGAATATCAATTTCAACCTGAGCATTTATTGTGTGAAAAATGTTGGGAAGCAGTTGATACTGCTTTTGCTCACGCATCATATTATGGTTCAAGCCGTTCATCAATTCAAGAGGCGTTTCAACCAAGACACGATCACGCAATCACAGTCACTAAAGTTAAATAAACACAAAGTTCAAGAGGAGGACTAGAAATGAAAATCAGATTAGGTAAAGCGTTCTTAGAGGAATGCAAGATACGAGGCTACTTCAATGACAACGCTGCGATAGATGAGCGAGGCGCAGTGTTGTTCAATGTGTTAGATCGGGCAACCAAAACTAAAACAGGTGTCAGCGTTGATGTGACACCTACAGAACTTGATCACTTGATTAGCGAGTGTGATTGGTTTGTTTACAACAACTCGCCTGATGGTTCAAGTGGTGATCGCAAAAACTTTAACAACTTAACTAACCAGTTGAAGTCTTTACGCAAGGTCAAATCGTTTATTATGGAATATAGGTATTACTAATGAAACGAATAACAATTAGCAACGAAGTTGCGCACGATATTAAAAGCAGGATATTGAATGATCTGTTAGACGAAAACCCTGAGGCAATTATTAAGTATGTTGATCACGGTACGAGTTTGAAAAGACGTATGCAGACAATAGAAATAAATGATGCAGGGGTTCGTGCCCTTATTGTTGAGTGCCGAATTTCTGCAGGGAATTGTCAAGACGATTACACTCACGAAAAAGATTTAGAATCTTTGTCTTGGTATAATAAATATTCAAGGGTGTTAGTAAAGTTAGATAAAGCAAAAGTTAAAATTCAAGAGGAGGATTTTATTTATGAAAACTAAAACAACTTGTGTTTGTATGGTTTGTGATCAACAGTTCAAGAACATTACTGACCATATGATTCATTATGTCAAAGCACACGATGAAGGTTACAAAGAGCACAGCGAGCGCAGGCGCAGGGGTATTTCTTGTCGTGGTTGTGCTAGGCAACTCGCAGCGAATGTCTTTGAGTGTGTTGCTTGTGGTTGGAAAGAAACAAACATAAAGGAGGAACAGTAATGAAAGATGATAATGATATAAAAGAAATTATTGAGTTCGGTGATTATTACTTGGTAACCACAAACGACAATAAAGAATACGATGGGCAGATCGTTGGTAAGACCCAAACCACTTTAACGATTGAGTGGTGGAATCAAGTTAAGAACAGTTTGTGCGAAACAGATATTTTCTTTAGTGACATCAAAGAGATCGCAGGGTTTAATGATTCGCAAATGTGATCAAGGTTGTGGCGAGGTCGCTACTGTTTATGCTGGCGATAACATCGCTGGCGGTTGGGCAGGATATTACTGTGAGCCTTGTCAAAAGGCTTTACGGTTTGAAATATGGGACAGATGTAAAATTGATATTGATTTAGTCTGCAACACGCTAAAGCAATAATTAGGTCACCAAAACAAATACCTGAGGAGGTAAACAATGCAACGAATACTTAAAGAGAAACACGGAAGCAAAGAATGGTTGTTAAGTAGGTGGCGTGATGAGCAAGGCAGGTGCGTGTTCGGCGCATCTGATGTACCAGTGTTAATGGGTGCTTCACCATACAAAACTCGTGGCGAACTGTTCGCAGACAAACTTAACCAGCCAGAGGTGCAGCCAGATTCAGCAGTGTTTCGGCGTGGCAACCTATTAGAGAAACCTTTGCTTGAATCAGCGTCAGATTTTCTTGGTGTAAACATTTCTACGCCTGAGTGGGTTTATCGGGAAGATAGGTTCTCTGTGTCGCTTGATGGTGTTGATCATTGGGACGAACCGAGCGTTGTTGTTGAAGCAAAAACCACAACACGCTATTCAATCAATGACGCAACAGATTTGCCTGCCGAGTGGTTGTGGCAGGGCTGGACTCAGCAAGCAGTTTTGAATTGTCCTGTTTGGTTCTCGGTGCTTGATCGTGACCTAAAGATCAGTATGGTTTGTTGTCCTGAGAATCGTGAGGCGATAGATAGTTTGCGATTAGAGGCAGAAGTATTTGGTGATTGGATTGATCAAGGCGTTGTGCCTGATGAAGAGTTAAACAATTTTTCTGCTGATGACATTACACGAATCTATAAAGTTGAACCGACCAGTGTTGAACTTGATGTTGTTGTGATTGATTGGTTGGTGGCGTTGGAAGATGCGAGACAGCAGGGCAAGCAGGCAACAGAGATGGAAACAAAAGCGAAAGATGCGATTGCACAAATGTTGAAAGGTAACGAGGTTGGTTTAGTAAATGGTGTGCAAGTTGTTTCTTGGAAACAGCAGGCTGGCAAGATGTCGTTTGATATGACCCGATTAAAAAGTGAGCAACCTGAGTTAGTTAAGCAATATGAGAAGCAAGGTAATCCCTATCGTGTGATGAGAACACACAGAAAGAAGGCAAAGTGAGTGATGAAATTGTTGTAAAAAAAATAAACAGAATGATTACAAAAGCACAAAAACGAGAAACTGACGCTGAATCAGATGGCACTTGTGATGGTGCTTTCTGGAATGGTTATTGGTCATCGTTAGTAAAAATTAAACAACACATTGAACAGGAGAAAAAGTAATGAGTAATGAAACAGAATCACTAATGCTTAAAGCAGTGTTAGAACAATACGCAACACCTGACCCAAAGATCGTGGGAACAATTCCACGCAACGGAATAAACCTGAGTTATGTTTCGCACAGCGAGATTACACGAATCTTGATTGAGATTGACCCGATGTGGAATTGGCAACCTGTCGCTTGGCAAGATGGCAGACCAGCAACACACGAAGCAAACGGAATGATAACAATGTGGGCGACTCTCACGCTGTTAAATAAATCGTTGATCGGTGTTGGTTCAGTGCGTTCAGATAAACCTGATTATGAAAAAGAATTAGTTGGCGACTTCTTGCGAAACGCTGCGATGCGTTTTGGTATCTGTCTGAGTCTGTGGTCTAAACAAGATTGGGAACACGCAACAACTTCTGCACCTGTTCAAGAAGCGAAACAGAATCACCCTGCCAGTCCGATGACGATTAAACAGATTGAAGAAGTGTTTACAAAGCCTGCAACTGTCACTTCTATCAGTGGGTTGGTTTCAGATAAGCAGAAGGGTTTGATTTCAAAATTGGCTAAAGAAAAATTGAATGGCGATGTTGCACCGTTGATTCAAGAATTGTTTAGTAAACAAAATCTAAACACTTTGACCACTAAAGAAGGTTCAGAGTTGATTAAACATATTATGAATCTTCAAACTGGCGCACCTGAAGAACCTTTCTGATGATTGAGAAGCGTGATCATTGGCGAGAGGCTGCTGCTTGTCGTGGTATCAAGCACACTGTGTTCTTTCCTCCAACTGGCATCGGGTTAGCAATTACCGATGCTGGTTGGAATGAGGCAAGAGAGATATGCGCTCGTTGTACTGTGACTAAGCAGTGTTTGGAATTAGTTTTAGCGTTTCCTGATACCGATGATAAGTGGGGTATGTATGGTGGCAAGACACCTTCTGAACGGCGTGTGATTAGAGATGAGAGGCACAGGGTGCGATGAACGCAAGGTTGTGTTCGTGTTTTATTAAACGAGTTGTTCCGCAGAAACCTTTTTGCGGTGAGAAAGAACCAGATGATGAATGAGACTAACAATAAAGGTGAATACAACGAAACGGAAGACAAATGGAACTTGTTTCGGGTTTACAATTACCATCTAAGCGAATTCAGTAAAAAAGAATTTCAGGCTGGTTTTGTTGATTATCACGAGTTTCTTTTTGATGTTTTAGAAAACGAGTTGCACAAAACTCCGATGAATCTTCATAACAGAAATGTTTTTATTCATATGTTAGAAATCTTGCGAAGTTCAATAATTGGTGCATTGAAAAAAGATTGTTTAATGCGTGGTCAGCAAACAAAGAATGATGAAATAGTTGATCATGACTGATGAACGCAAGGGCGACTGTCAAGGCACACAACTTTATTGCAAAGCCGATGGTTGCCCAAAGTTTGGCACACTTGGCAGACCTGCAAGAGATGGCTGGAGGCGTGTTAGAGGTTGTGCTGACCCAACAGCCAGAGGTAAGCGATCTCGCACAAAAGGTTTAAACAAGCAGCGTGTGGCTCGTAAGCGTTTAGGTGTTGCACCTTCAAACAAGTTTGGTGACGCTAATGAAGAGAACTGGCAAGATGTCCTGTTCGCTAATGAAGTCAAATCAGGCAAACAAATAGGCGCTGTAGTCACTGCGTGGCTTCGTATAGACGCTCAGGTGCGTTCTAACGAGTCAGATTACGGGTCAAGGCGTAAACCTACCCGAGCAATTCTAATGCCTGACGATTGGGGCAAAGAAGGCTTAGTAATGATCAAGTTGAGCACTTGGGAAGAGTTGGTGCGACCTGCGATGCACGACTTTTATGAGGGTACAGCGTGAGCAAAGTTTTTAGCCAAGAACATTACGATCAAGACGATTGGGCAAAGCATCAGATCGTTGAGTGGCTCAACAGTAAAGGCTACAGATCGTTTGTGAATCCTGACAAGTTTGGTATAGATATTTTGGCTTTGCGATGGAGCAGGTTGTTTGCTTTTGAAGTGGAGGTTAAACACAACTGGAGAGGCGAACACTTTCCATATGATCAGATACATTTCTCGGCACGCAAACGAAAGTTTGTTGAATCAAATGTTGAAACTTGGTTTGTGATGTTGAACCACGAGCGCACACACGCTTTATTTATTAGCGGTAAAGATTTTATGACTGCACCAATAGTAGAAAAAGACACAAAATATAGTGAAAATGAAAAGTTTGTTGAAGTTGATTCGCATTGGGCTATATTTAGAAATCTTAAAGAGGAGGCATAATGAACACTGCACAGATAGAAGGAATGATTGATCGCATTTGTGGTCTGTTTCCGACAAGTCAGATTGCACGCAACACTGTGAAGAGTGCGTGGACTAGCGATGACTTTCTGACATTTCAAAGCGTTGAAGATGCACGCAAAATTATTCCACTGATAATGGATCAGTTTGAGAAGTTTCCAAGCCTTAAAGAAGTGCACAGAGTTTTTAGGCAGTTGCACGCCTACACGATTCCAGCGATGGTTCAAAACTGTGAAATCTGTTTAGGTCAAGGTTGGGATAACGGTGAACGCTGGAACTTCGCAGACAAAACTCTTCTTGATGATTGCTACACCGAAGTTCACTTAGGTCATCAATACAGAGTTGTTAAAAGGTGCATTTGTAGAAAATAATTGTTACCGATAACTAGAAGAATACTCATAGACCTAAACCATTCGCACGGTAGTTGGTAACACTCGGCAACGAGGGTAGATCACGCTGCAAGTAATTGTGGTGTGGGGCGAATAATAAAAGAGTTGGGAATCGCAGTGAGGCAGTGCGATGGGGGGATTTAGAATACTGACTTACTTACTAGATACACATACATACAAATAAAAATATATGTGTATAAACAACAAGAGCAGCAGAAGTGATAAGGTTGAGACATACGCCGACTGAGGCTAACGATGAGCGACTACGCCACGACCTGTCAAGGACAGAACAAAGAAAACTAATAAACCAACAACCACGTTCAGAAGGAGGACAAGGTGAATCGGAGTTATATGAAAAAAGTTATTGCAGGAATTTGTGTATGTTTTATTTGGTGGGGTGGAATTGCTCACGCTGTGAGCGCACCTAACGATCTAAGAAGTGTGGCTGTTGATCTAGATAGCCTCGTTCGTGTTGATGCGATAGACATTGTTGCAGCCGATTATGTTTATCCGAAACAGTTTATGTGGGGCGATTGTTCTTGGGTTGATCAGGTCGCTTTGTCTGCTGGTTGGCTACCAAAAGATTTGGCTATGGTCAAAATGATTTCGGCTCGTGAATCAGGCTGCTGCCCGAATCGTAAAGGCGGTGATGCTGTAGATAAGTTTTGTAACATAACAAAAGTTACTGAATGGAATCATCGTTCGGACACTGGCTTGATGCAACTGAATGGCGTGCATTGGTTGCAATCGCATAAACATTACGCAGGTTTGTTTTGTAAGAAGCACAACATTTGTGAGCAAGAACCGTTGCTTGATGCGTTCACTAATTTGAAGATGGCGAAAGTCTTGTTTGATGTGGTGGGTTGGTCGGCGTGGCAGAAACAGTCTTAAAACTGTTAGGCAAAAAAATTCTTTTGAGATTTCTTTAGAACCCTTATGATATAAGGGTTTTAGAGTGTTTTAGATACCAAATAATTAAGGTTTTTGCGCTTGTTCAGGGTATATTTAAGACATCAAGTAAAACGCTTGATAGTTCAAGAGGAGGACTTCAAATGAGAATGATATTGCCAAAGCAGTTAGTCAATGAGATCAATACTGTAATAAATAAACTTGAAGATATTGCACAATCTAATGAGATAACAGGTACAACTTCTGATTACCTTGATGATCTTTGCAAGAAGTTAGACGAGTTAGCAAATAGTTACAATAATTAGTTAGACCGAAACGCTGCGAAGCGTCTAGCAATTATTTTGCTACTGATGAGGTCAGAAATCTCAAGTTCAAGAGAGGGACTTAGAAAATGGAAATTACACACAAGAATCAGACTTACAAAATTGTTCAGATCAAAACAGCGCCTGACAATTTTAGAACTCAACTTGGTTGGACACACTTTGCAGAAGTGAAACGACCAAATGGCAAGAAGTCTTATTGGGCAAATATCTATATGGTTGATGGTGTAATCGTTCAGTCAAAAGTGATCAACTGAAATAATCAAAGTTCAAGAGGAGGACTTAAAATGGAACAGTTAAAAACAAATATCCTGAACCTAGTATCAGGCGAACACGACAGCAGTTATAGTCTTGCAAAGCAAGTTTTGCTAGGAATTGAAAGCGAAAACGAAACAGCAGAAGGCAGAACAGCCCACTCAATGTTCAATGCGATTATCAGGTTCGCAGACAGCCGAACAGATATTGATAAAGCATTGATGCAACTGATTCGCACAGCCCAATCAGAGCAGACAAGACTTCAGCAAGGTTCAAGACTTGATCTTGGCTGGATTAACCCAAGTCGCTTTGAAGAAACTGTGCAAGAGTCAAAAAGATTAGAACACGAGATTAACACTCTCGCTTACTTGGCTGGTTTGACTGGCGAGCAAAGAGCCGATCTTTTTAAGAAGATTCAAGACCTAACAACATATAACAAGTAACAAGATCGGGTGGCTGGCAGGCTCTCAGGTTCAAGCCCTGAGCACCCACAAGGCGAAAGCCGAAACTAAACATCAACCAAGAGGAGGAACAGAAATGAAATTGTTAGCAGCGAAAGAATGGAACAAAGTGTTCTACAGAAACGGATTCAAACACCGAATCAAAGTCAGAGCCGATTTAGTTCATCTAGACGGAAACAACAACGCATACTTCTCTATTACAGGAGAAGTTGAACATCAAGCAAAGAACAACCGTTGGGTGTTTGATACTGGTGGTTGTATCCACGAAGAAATTGTTGCACAGTTTCCGCAACTTCAATCTTTGTGTAATATTCATTTGTCAGATGAAAATGGTGTGCCAATGCACGCTTACGCAAACGCAGGCTATTGGGCAGGGCAAACAAAATACAAAGAACTTGATCTGGTTACACTCGCAAAACATTTGAGAGTAACTCAACCGATTGCTGAAGATATGTTGGACTATATCGCTCACTATTGGGGCGAATTAGATACAATTACCACGCCAGAAATGGCTTGGAAAGATGCGTGCGAGCGTTTTTCACTACCGTTTAAATGGCAACAAGAAGCAGATGCAGCAAGAGGAATGTTAAATCAGATCGCACAATTAGAGGAGGCACAATGAAAGGTGTACCGTGTTTTGTTGGAAAAAATTGTTACGGATACTGGGTTATCAGCGATTTTGATAATACAGATCACTTAGTGACAATGAAATATCTTTACTACACAAAACGAGAAGCAATCAAACTATTCAAACAACACTTAAAAGAAACAAACGCAAATCAATCAAACAGACTTGGAGTATCAAAATGAAAGTAACTAAACACTCATTAGACCACATTGAACTAGTCTCGTCAGGCGATACAGCCCTGTTTGAGATAAGGCTTGTAGTGGCGATGCACGACTGGTCAGATGACGAAGCCGATGCAGGGTTTGATGAAATGGGTGCACTTGGCTGGCTTATGAACCTGCTCACATTGGCAGCGAACGGCACAGACATTGAAACAGGCGCACAAGAGTTCTTGAAATCAATGATGACACTTAACGAGGAACGAGTACACTTGTGCAAAGTAGAAAAAGTTGATTACAGCATTGATGAGATTGGAGGCAAATGATGAGTGAACTAACTTCAAAAACAAAACTGCTATGTTCGCTAACAGGTGTCGGGATTTTGTTGATCATAGGTTTTATGCCAGCAAGCCCATTTGATGAAGTGACTCAAACAGATTGGATTATTTGGGCAGTTGTTATGGGTGCGCTACTTGGTGCAGCAACAAGATCGCTTATTTTGGTGGCTTACCAGTGGTCGTATCAGCGTGAAAGAAAGAAGTATTTAACAGGTCGCAGCCGATAGGCTCAAAGTGTCCTTGTGGTATGCACCCACCGTTTTCAACCCCTCTTGAGCGTTGGAAGTATTGCTGCCACAAGGACTTTATTTTATGAAGAGGACTGATGACTATAAAAGATT